AGCATGCCACCCTTCATGTCTCATCACCATCATTAAAGTAGCAGGATCACCCATGAAATCCTTATTCAGAAAGAAGTTATTGCTAACTGTATGGTAGACACCACGATGCATCGCGGGGAAATACTTCTCATCAGCAAGAAATACATTTACACCAATCTGATTGAGTGAGTGTAAGATGTTATGAAACTCACCAGTGACACTAGTGAATGCTCCTGTGTTGTCATACTTAGATGAGATGTCAAGCATAGAGTATACTTTCTCTACACCATCCGTGCATTCACCCAGTAGCATACAACCAAGAGAATCCATGGTCTTATATCCTTGGGTGATCTTACTATCATCAGCAAGAACATGTGGCGATGCACCTAAACTGAGTGTAGTTAAGAGTGCAAGTAGTGTTGAACGTAACATAAAGGTGATTATTAAGTGTTGGTGCTGTCTGCTGCATTGTCTGCTACAAGGTGAGACAGACGTTTTTCTAAATCAACATCATTGATGCCGTACTTAAATGCCATTGCTTGTGAATCGTGGCGCGTATGTCCCCACATACAATCAATGAGAAATTGAATCTCATTGACAGATAGGGTTATATTGATTTGATCAGTATTCACTGAGGAGGTCTTCTGGGAGGAGTTCATAGATTTCATTACTGGGCAGGTAATATTCTGCCATATGTAGTGCTTTCATACGCTCATCATACTCCAGTACTTCAGCGTAGTCAATGTCAAGGACAGAATTGTTCATCGTTTGATAATAAGGATTTCGTGTGATTCTTTGGTGTGGTCGGTTTTGTTGGCGATACGATTGTCACCAATACGTGTCTCACCTAGTTGGTAAGAGTAGTGCCACTCAGGATAGTGTAACTCGAAGTCACCATACCACTCGCGAATGGTCTCACAATTATTGTATGAGAGAATGAATGGACCTTTGTGCGAGTGGAGCAGGTCTCTCAGTATAGCATGATCGAACCCAGTGTGGTGGACATCAATGTTACAATTTGGATACATGCCCTTGAGCATCTTGTTATCCTTATCTTTCTTGAGATAATATGGTGGGTCAAGATACAAGAAGTCAGTATCATATGAAGTTATGACATCTTCAAATGATGACTGGTACACACTGAGATTTGGATTCTTGTAGTTACGAATCTTCTTGATCATAGTGTCCCACTTCTTCTGATCTTGGTAGATCTTACTCATCCACCCCAGATACATCGGACCATAGGATAGATTGTGGTTGTAATAGTAATATGCTGCGGCAGTGATGTTATCAAGACGGATTGGATCACGCTTGTAATACTCTGTCTTCCAGTCTTTGAGCATTTCCTGAGTGTAATCCCAGCAAATTAGTTGCTCTTTGATCTCAGCATACTTCTCTTTGGTTGGTTCGATGAGTTGTAGAGCGTCTGCTAGTTCATCTGGTTGGTTTAATAGAACTACCCAGAAGTTTACTAGCGCAGGAAATACATCCCAACCAATGACATTCTTACCCAATTCACCTGCCCAACGCGATTCTAGTGAACCACCACCAATGAATGGTGACACAATACGATCTGTCTCAGGCAATTGCTGCGTGATGATCTTGTATGCTTTACTTTTACCGCCAGCATAGCGAATAGGTGTCTTCATTTAGTCTTACGATCGATTTTGTACTGACCGAACGCTTCATGAATGGAATCAGGAAGAGAAACGCCAGTCTCTTGATAGTTCCACTTAGGATAGCATCCTTCAATGGTATTATACTCCATCAAGCAGTTTTCTTCAATACCTTTGGCACTGACAGGAACACTCACTTGCTGAGACTTGAACAAACCAGGAACTTCAACTACAATGGGTTCCATGTAAATCATGTAAACCTCAACTTTGTTGCCCTTGTTCAGTTCTTCACGCATGAACCAGTTAATGGCAAAGCGATTGATGCCAGGGTCATCTTGACCAGCATTGAGATAGAAACCCATGCAACCTTGAATGCCACTCTTGGTAGAAGATTGACCAATCTTGTAGATCTCTCCATCTACACACAGAATGTACACAAGAGACACATGCTTGCTCTTCAGTTTCTTAGGAAAACTGGTATCATAGTTCATCACAAGTTTGGTCTTGTAAAGAACATGCTTGGGACCAGAGTAAGCAGCAGTGCCGTGAGAAATCTCACCAACACGAATGGCGTTAGGAACGTCAGTGATGTGCATGATGTGTGTCTCAATACAAGTAGTATGACATAAAAAAGGGAGGGTGTCAACCCTCCCCAACCAGTTCATCAAGTGTCACCAAAGATGGGGACGATGTTAGTCTTTACATGTATTGTCATGTTGATATGTTGTTCCCACTTAGTTGCGTCTTCTAGGTTGTAGAAGACTGCTTCTTGGCGCGATAACGCTTTGCCCATCGCTTTCTTGTCCTTGTTCTTGTTGTAAACAACTGCGTACTTCATGCCAAAATTCAGAATAAACGATCAGGTTGACTTGATAACGACCCCAACGACAACTAGCGTCGGGGCGATCAATGAAACAAATACTAATGTATCTGTCACAAATAAACGAAATGTAGCCCGAGTTCTGTCGGTATGCTACTGGTTGGAGCAATTCAAACGTCATACTCTCTGTTTTGCATGTCACTCATTTGGGTCTGTAGTTCGATAACGTAGCAATCTAGAGATTTTAGTTTGCTTTCTAATTGCTTGTTACGATCTTGGAGATCTTTAACCAAGTCTTTTACTTCATCGGTTAGTGCATCTGCCGCGTCTTGATTGTGTGCCATGTAAATTTGACTTAGAATGATGTCTTATTTAATTGCTTTAGAGTTTCAGTTGCTTCATCTGCGGTAGATTGAAGTCCTGATTGTGTGAGATCAATAACAGGAGCACCCCCATTACCGAACCCATTACCTCTAGTCATGTCTCTCTTGATAGCACGAAGATCACGGAGACGGCGTTTTAAACGTCGTAGTTCATCATCATCGTACAAGTGAGGACTTTCGAGAGCAGTCTTCACGTATTTAATCTCTTTTTGTGGTGTCCACATGTCAATAACGTTCGGGTATTTCGGTATACTTTATTTCACAATCTTTCTTTGCTTTCAAGAACTCATGGCGTCCAAGATCAGAACTGATGTTGTCAATACACTCAGCAAGATTGTCGATGTTGTCAATTTCTCTGTAACCACACATCAGCATTTTGAGTTGACGTGCTTTCTCAAGATGTTTTTCATGATACTGCATCCAGTCATCGATGACGCATAGCATTTCTTCGTATGCACGTCTTGCATCTACAGCATCATCATTTAGATAATCTGCAATGGCATCATCAAGTCGTAATTTACGACTATGTTCAAAGGAGGGCGTGGTCTCGGTCATTAGATTGCGTGAGAGGGGTCTATAAGGCGTTGTGAGGCGTCTCCAGTATATATCACGTGGTTTGGTTTGTCAAGCGACTACAGACGTGGCAGGGAGACCTTCTACGAAAATGGTGTTGACGATGTGCTGAAGACGTTTGATTGTCTTGGCACCATAGTTCTTGAATACAGGCACTGTCACATAACCAGTGGATTTACGATAGAGTCCAACAGCACCAGCAGGGATCTTGCCGTTAGCAATATCAGCAGCATCATCCTTGTTCATACGGATAACACGACCGATGGTCTGTGCCATCTCAATGATGTCAAGATTGCGAAGCATGATAGTATTGGTAAGACCATGCACATTGATGCCTTCAGACAGAATGCTGTAGTGAAAGATGACAAACTTCTTGCTTGGATCTTTGCCCCAAGCATCAAATGTGTTGAAGAACTCTTGACGATTGACTTTAGTCTTGTTTACATAAGCACCATACTTGCTGGTGATGTGGAGGACATTGTAACCACGTTCCTTGAGATCGTGGAGAATGCTGGTCTTGAATAGTAGAGCACCCATGATCTTGCTGGCAGGTGCTGCTACAAGGATCTTGCTTGCCTTGTCAGCAGGCAGAGAGTCCACGATGTCTAGAAGCATGGTACGATCGCCTACAGAGGCATCAGCACCCTTCTCACGAATGATGTCCATTTCATAAGGTACTACAGTTGGAGCAAGGATGCTACCACTTGCGATCAGTTCGGGAGCTGGCACATTGCACAACACATATCCAAAGACTTCGGTATTATTCATACCACGTTCAGTCTTACGAGTATGCTTGGGTGTTGCAGTAAAGAAGTATGATGCTTTGCTACTCAGACTAGCAGCAGCAACACCAACAAAATGGTTGCGCTGAACTGCATTGTGTGCTTCATCAAAGTAGCAGCAATCGATGTCGATACCAGAATCAATGATACGTCCGAGTGAGTGATATGTGGTGAAGATGATTACATGCTCACCAACATGGTGACACATGCGAGTGAATAGGTTGATACGATCAGACTTAGTAGTACTGAAGTGTTTTGTCTCTCCACTATGAACATGAAGAACATTAGCATTGGTGATGCATTCAAGATATTCCGCACTCAGTTGCGTTGCAAGCATGATACGAGGAGCAACAACAACAATAGTTTGCGGAGTCTTTGCGGAACTAAGACGCTTTACAGCATCCATGATAGCAATGAGAGTCTTGCCACCACCAGTAGGCACAATGATTTGACCTTTGTCATCCATGTCCATCGCGTCGAGAGCACGTTGCTGATGGGGACGGAGTTGCATCGGGTCTGTCTTGCGTTGATGCCATTATTATAGCAGATCAACGCACCCTTGTCTAGTCAGTGGACACTACAGCAACTGGTCATGGTCTCCATGAGACAAAATCTTTTGCTTCTCTCTTATATACTAGTATATCAATGAGGTTGTAATCGCCATCAAATTCAAATGAGAAGTCAATTTCTTGCTCATCATGATCAAACAGAGATTTACACCACGCAGCATCTTCATCATTCATCATAGCATAACGTGACACCATAAGATCGATCCATAGATCTCTGCTTTGAATCTTAGTCCACTTCTTCTTACTATGCTTAAACTCTAGGATTCTATCACCAGTTGGATCTTTGGGTAGTGTATATGGTCTTGTAGTGTATCCACGATGAGTATGAACAATCAATCCACTATCACCTTTAGTGTGCTCAAATGTGACCTTACATGATATTCTATCCGCCAAACTCTTCATGAATACACCGAGTTGTGTATCCTTATGTGCTGGATCTAAGACTCTTGGTGATGTGTTCAACCCAGTAATATTACCATCTACATCCATATGCATTTCACTGATACCAACATTGATAGGACCAGGAATATCAAACAGAGCAACAATTTTCTCTCTAATATCACGATTCAGGTCTAATACAGCAACTGCATTCTCCCACTCGCTGGGATCAACAATGGATGATATCAATACACCACATGTAGCAGAGATCTTCTCAATAGTATCGTTATAACATATATCAATGTACTTTGTCATACTATTTGATACTTCTAATCCTTTAGAAATATAGTCAAAGTTCAATACATCAATAAGTTGACTCTTAGCAGAATCAGTAAATATTTCATCATAAGAATCTGAAGCAATTGATGTACATACTGCCCACATTGATGCAGTTGTATATTGAATTTCTTTAGTACTAAGTCTATAAACCTTAGATACGTCTAGTTCTTCTGAAAACATTATTCGTTATCCGCCAGCAACTGACCTTGAGGATTATACACCGCATAGAAAATGTAATCTTCTGGTCTAGAACATGCTTCCTGACTTGATGGGAAGAGATCTTCACAATATTCTAATGCTTCTTCTGTATTATCACATACAATGAACACATATTCAGACTGATCTAAACCTGTCCACACATCAAGTTCCATTCTTGTTTTGTACAAGTTTCTCGATGCATTGATTGCATCTACATCACTACTACTATTCCACCCAGTAGAACGCAGAAAGATAATAGTCTTCTCTTGCATCTTTGCAGACGCACCGATGAAGTCTTGTAGATAATCAATAGTATAGTTTGCGTGTAGCTCCATTTAACTTCCAGGCGATAGTGACTCTCAATGAATTGAATACCCTAGAGACTTCTTCGGCATGATGTTTTCTCATACCAGGGAAGAATATTCCTCTATTAGGTGCTGGTTCAACGTATGACCATGTGTTGTCTTCGTTTAGAAAAGCAGTTTTGCCTCCCCAGAGATGATCCCAATTACTATTTGCATAGAGTAGGAATGTTCTGCAGTCTTCATAATCTCCATCTGTATGAGGCATTGCCTTGTCACCATATACGTGTCCATTTGCATAAACACGTTCTAGTTCTAGATGAGGTTCGTCTACAGTTTCTCTAATGATATTTAGTAAATAATCTGAAAAGAACTCATCATCAGTCAATTCCATCTGCCAAAAGGGCAATCCAGATGATCCTCTTAAAGAACCATGACCATACGCCCATTTTGGTTGAGTTACCTTCTCTAGTACTTCTGCAAAATCAAGATTGGTTAACGTTTGGTCGTAGATCTCCATATTCTCTAATAAAGTTAGCTCTAATTTGTTCAAATGGCAAGAATGTGTCTACTGGTGCATCAGGACATGCCTTCATTGCTGCTAAAGTTGCTGTAGATTGTGCGATTAATTGATAACGCAAGAAAGTTTCATCAATAATACTAGTTGCCCACAAAATAACAACACGACGTTTGCCACTTGTAACAGGATTAACATGATGTATCAACCCAGTTGGGTATACTAATGCATTACCTGCTTTTGGTTTAAAGGGTACAGATTGATCTCCTACTGATAGCATAAGTTCCCCGCCTTCATATTCGTCAGGTTCGGTAAGAAATATGCTAATACTATGATGTGTCTTGATACCAGAAATAGTGACATCATCAATATGCTTATTGTAAAACCCACCAGTTCTATACTCTGCAAAAATAGGAACAGTGAGTTCTTTGAAGATATACACTGATGTGAATTCTTCATTATTTCTCATTGCTGTTTGAACAACATCCAAACACTTTCTGAACTGAGGGGAAGTTTGTTGTATGATGTGGTTGTCCTTTACATCAGGATTAACCTGATGTTTGCCATCTCTCTTTACTAATCCTGGTTTGGTTGGTGCATCATCAAAATAACTATTGATTCTTGATAGTTCTTTACTATCAAGAAGTTCACTTTCATAAATCATATCAATCCTCTTCTTCCTCTTCTTTGAATAGTTCGTAGTCGAAATCAGGATAGATTTCTGTTACCTTCATTTCTTTAATAATATCAAGAATTTCTTTCTTGATAAGTTTTGTTGATGTAACTCTAGATCTAGCATAGATCAGTTGACTTAGCATTCTGCTGTCAAGGAAATCGGATGATGCATCATCATCGTAATTTGTCCACTGAGAAGCATCATCAGCATCCATGAATGCAGGTGCATCAGTTACACCATCTTCCAATTTACCATCTGGATATAGTTTGAGATAGTTCTTAGGATCAATAGGGAACACCTGTTGATACAATGATTTAGCAAAATCTAATGGTGATGGGAAATCTTTTGGATTGGGGATACCAATAGATCTAATTTTTGCTCTCCAGTCCATCCAACGTTGCTTTTCACCCTCATAACTATCCTCAACGTCAGGCAATACATGCCAATCAGACGCACTAAGCATCATTCTTTTTTCTCTAAGTCTCTTCAACCATTTTGCATCAAAGAATGAATATTCTTTTTCAACACCATCAAGTTTCTTTAATGTAGCAGCAGTTTTAACACCAGCAGCAGCAATAAACAATGCCAAAGCAGTATTGTAAACTGCTTTTGCTTGTTCTACTGTGCCACCTTTAAACTGATATTCATTCCAATAACTAGATTCAGAAGCAAAATCATATTTCTGTCTGTTTCTCTGTGCATAAAAGGTATCATCACTATTGTAAGCAAAGAATAGCAATAGATCTTCATCAGTATGCCAAAAAGAATCAATTTGTTCGTAGAACTTTGCCTTCAATTCGTCACTGAATTTAGTGCGAGTCATCGCAGCATCTACATTGATATCTACTTGATCAATCGGTGCAGTTAGAATGGTATTATTAACCAAATCTACTTGAAGGATTGGTCTTTTGATTTTTGGTGTTGTTGAGGTCATGCTAGGTGCGTTTTAATATACCATCCTGTCAAAAGATATTTATCATCTTTAAGAAGGGTATTTCCTTTATGGACATGTGTCATGCCAGCAGGGAAGAATACAACTGTGCCTTTTGTTGGTCTAATTCTTCTACCTTGATACAAAAACTCAGTCTCACCACCTGCCTCTGGATCTACATCATTGAGATAAATCATCCACACAACTTCTCTTTGTGCATGTGATGCAGCAGAGTTTTCATAATGCCATTGATGATATCCACCTTGAGGTAGTGTCTTCTGCATTTTAATATCACTTGAAAGCATAGGAACATTTTTTAATTGTCCGTACTCACTGATATAATGCTTGAGACAAGACTTCAGAAACTGATTAACTTGGTAACTTAGTCCATCATTGCAATAATTTGCTAGAAGTGAAAGATCTTTTCTATACAAATTACTACCATATTGGATGTGACCATCCATTTTAAATTCATCTACATATTCGGTATCAGTTTTTGATCCAAAATCTCTTTCTAGTTCCTCAAAATCAACACCTGAACTATTGCCATTCATCACATGCTCAAACCATGCAATACATTTATCACAAAATGGTTCAGGTACAAAATTGTCCCAAACTCCAATAAAGTCATCAAAGGATGCTTTTGTAATCTGCTCATTCATCATTAATTCTAAAGGTCTCCATTCTTGGACCTTCTTGGATAATGTATTAGATACCATTATTTAAAACTCAGTATGCCTTTATTATATATTTGATTTTATGGAAGGGTGCTAGGATAGGAACCTTCCTTTGTGGATTCATTTTTGCTTGAGGAATTGGTTTGGTTGAGTTATTCCAACTAAACGTTGCTGGATTAAGTTCAATTTGAACGTCGCTTTGACTAAATTGTAAGTCAAATGTGGAATTAAACGTAGCAAGACCAGATCTATATGCAACTGCATCGCCATTTACATTACCATAAGTATAATCATTTTGTGGATCTAATACAGGATCAGTACCCAACAAGTGTGCGTGAGTCAATGTTCCTGTGTAGATGGATAGATAGTTTTTAATTCTTGCTCTTCCTTCAGTTGTATCAATGACACCAGCATCTTGAGTGAATGCACCAATAGCAGCAAATCTATCAGGTGAGAATGAACCACCCTTACCATCACTATTTGCTTCAGACTGCAGATCACCAGCAGGAGTTCCCCAATAGTTACCGAAAGCAACTGTTGTACTACCAGATCCAGGCAATACATCTTCTAAAGAACCACGACCTGCTCTACTAAATTCTCTGTCTGCATCAGCATAGTTCCAGAAATTTGCATCTTCCCAGTAACCATCATCAACTGCGTCATCCTTACTATCATTTTGACCACTCCAACTTTGTGATCCCTCACTCGCAGTACGTAGATATGCGTAAATATTCCATGGAATAACAGGATCACCATCAGGATCTTCTGGTTGACCAGTAATAAATTGGTGTTCATGTTGTGGTGGACGAACAGAAACACTAGTCACAGGACCAACATTAGCATTAACATTACCTGTAACAGTAAAGTCAACTTCAGTAGTTACTAATTCTGTACCAAATGTTCTTGGTGTTCCTAATGTATAGAACGAAGATTCTGTTCCACTAGTCTGTCCAGCTGGTGCAATAACCTGTTCTAAGGGATCAGGGGCAGCAGAAACATCTACATCATCAAAATACCACCAACCACCAGTAGAACCAGGAAGTTCTGCACTACCACCAGCAGAAGTAACAGGAACAGATGGAGATGATCCTTTATTAAAGTCTACTCTACCAGGTCCTACCATTCTAACATTACGATAGTCGGGTAAGTTGAAATTACCAGAGTATGTTTTTGATGCACTAATATAGGTTGCATTTCCGCCATAGGTGTTACCAATTGATTCCCATAACCAAGGATACTCTGCTGCTGCTACTGAAGTTCCATCACATTCAAGGAATCCAGGGAATCTAATGTCGATATCACCATAACCAAAGTTACCATCATCAGCAATAGTTTCTCTAGGTACAGGTAATACAGTACCAATAGCATAACCATCAAGCTTGGGTTGTCTATAAAAACTCTTGGCATTTGCAGGATCTGAATTAGATACTGCTTCCCATGCTTCTTCAGCAAAGAATGCATTCTTCTCGGAATACCAAACACCAAGATATGATGGAGGAACTGGTTTTACTGCATAGTTTACAGATCTAAGTGTAAATGGCGCTGCAGTTCCAAAACTAATATCTGCTACACCATAATGAGATAGTCCTACAACTGGATCTAAATTAGCATTACCTGGTTGTTGGTAAATAATCGTTACAAATACTGGATTATTACCAGGATCAGGACTCAATGTACGAGGTCCAGGTGCTGGTGTGTCCCCATTAAGAGAGAACAATACGTTACCGATGTTTTCGCCTGTAGCAAAATTAAACTCATTATAGGCAACTAGACTGGATGCTGATATTGTAATCGGTAAGTTGAAATTTGTCAAGCCTATAGGTCCGATCACACTCGCTCCACCAGGAGTCCTATTTAAAACTTGATTGATTGGAGTAAAAGATGGACTAGTAT